ACAAAAGGATATACAGGACTATACACGCCACTTCCTGCGCTACCGCCTGGAGATGACCGAGCAGGAATACCTAAACGCAGTATCCAACAAACTATCCGCCATAGTCGGAGACAATCTCAACCTGATCCACGAAAAACTCGATCAGATACCTCCACAAAACCTCGCCTATACCCTCTCAGTCCTCTTCGACAAACTCATGACCATTAACGGCAGACCCACAAACATCACCGCTTCTGCCAATGTAAAACTAGGTGCCTCCGATATGACCCCGGATAAGGTACGCTCAATCCTTAAGGGTGCCAAGAAGGCCACAGATTCCCTCCCCAAGGAAGCCTCCGAGGATAAGGTCATAGAAATATCCGATGAAGCGTAGAGGCTCCCTCTACGAACAAACTTTCTTCACCGAAGCCCTAGCCCGTAATCTCGAGGTATTTACCCCCCTGGGCGATTACCTGCCACAGGATTGCCTAGTAATGAACCAAGCGGGCAAAATATTCAAAGTACAAATAAAAGGCACTAAGGATAAAGTATTTGATAAAGCAAATAAAGGACAGGGCAGATATATGGTCACCACCGCTTCAGGTACTTCCAAGAAAATGACCATAGATTGCACAAAGGTCGATATACTCGCCGCATATATCGAAGCTATACCCACCTGGTACATAATACCATGCCTAGAAATAAACCAAGCCCTGCGCATATCCCTCTACGCTCATAACCCCTCCTCCAAGGCAAAGCACGAAAAGTACCGCGAACGGTGGGATCTCTTTAAAACGCCTTAGAAACTACATACGGATACTCTACTATTCGCGGGGTGCGGGGAAAGCGTATGATCGGGAACCGATCCGCGTATGAGCAAAGACTAACGCTTGATACCACCCGCCGCAAAAACCGTATGGCGAAAAAATTATGCGGGGTGGTGATGATAATACAGAATTAGCGCGGGCGAGCGGCGACCCCCCTCCCCCCCTATGCGTGGCTCGCGTCTCGATTTAGCATGTGATTCTAAGTCACATGTTAAACGATAGCGTTGACTATCAGTACTTTACGCAATTGTACACCAGGAAAGCGGGAAAACATGCTAGTTTTTAAGCGGGTTTGCTTGGTTTGCGTGGACCGGGTTTGCTAGGTTTGCCGGGTTTGCGTGCAATGTCTTAATGCAAGTAACTTGCAATAGTGATTTTTTAGCCATGGGTGAAGAAATGCATTCATTCTGCATTGGTTCCGCTTTCCCGCTTTCCCCGGTTCCCAGGTTCCCGCGCTTTCCTCTTTTTCGTTTGGTCCGGGTAATCGTTCAAACGGTTGGCCATATGGCCGGGAACCGGCCCGTTGGCCCGCGTTAATAGGTACGCGCTTTTATATAGTTATAAACTACAAAACAGATTTTCGTTTTATTTGCTTGCAATTGTTAGCATGTGTAGTTTATAGAGGGTGTATGTTCGCAATTAAGCGGGCATGAAAGAAAGAAAAATACTATGAAAACTACAGAAAAAAATTATTATTGCCTGAAACCTAGACAATTTAGGGTTTCAACTATTCCAGGTAAAAGCGAAGAAGAAGCGCACCGTTGGCAAATAGAATACAGGGAAAGCGAAAATAGACTTATTACTATGCATGCAATTCACTGTGCGCACATGCGTTTCCTTGAGGATTTATTCAAAGAGGCGGGATATAAAAGGGTAGCATAAGAGGAAAAGTAATATGAAAACAATTTCAATTCCTAAATTATCCACGCCGGGTAAAATTGATTTAGCGCGGGCCGCGCTTGCCAATGATATCGTTTTGCTTTCTAAACTAGTTGCAAGGATCCCTGGGGACCCGAGCGCACGCGGTACAACAAAGTACTATGCAACGCGCTTTTTATCTTGGTTCGAGGACCAAAGCGGGCCATTGTACTTTTCCGTATTTGCGGCGGCGGGTAATATGAAATTACCGTTTTATGCTTTTTCGAGTTTGCCCGGTTTTGATTGTCCGGGCGCGGGCGCTTGTTTGTATGGTGACAACGAATTTACGCCGGATAACTTTGGCAAGGGATGGTGTTATTCGTTTACCGGGTGGCGTTATCCGGCGGCGTTTTTCCGTCAATTGCAAAATAGCATTTTGTTACGGTCCAAAGTGGGCCGGGCAATCGTTGCAAGTAAATTTGCTGACATACCGGAAGGCCGGACCGTGCGTCTATATGTGGACGGGGATTTTGCTAACCTGGCTATTTTGCGCTTTTGGATGGAAGCTTGCAAGACAAGGCCGGACCTAGATATTTACGGTTATTCTAAGTCATGGGAATTGTTTTTAACTTTGGACAAACAAGGCTATTCTTTCCCGGCAAACTATTTGCTTAATGTTTCGAGCGGTTCCCGGTACGGTTCCAAAGTTAAAGATAAGGTATTGCAATTGGATTGTACGCGCGGGGAGTTTGTGGCCGTTCCCGTTGCAAGAAATTGGATTACTAGCAAGGCCTACCAGGACAAAGGAAACGACGGTTCGAAAGAATACAGGAAAGAGGTTGCAAGCCAATTGAGGAAAGCGGGCCATAAAAAGGTTTTCGCTTGTCCGGGAGCATGTGGCAATTGCATTGCCAGGAAAGAACACGGTTGCGGCACAAACCGTTTACGCGGCGTTGTCATAGGTATTGGCATTCATGGGTAGAAAGGAAAAGAGAAATGAGAAAATTTAAATCTTACAAAATGGACCCTAGAATTATTCAAGCGCGTTTCGATAGCACATGCAAAGAAACGGGAAAGGCCATAAGGAAAGGCCAAGATTGCGTTTATTATCCTAAAGCGCGGGCCGTCTATCATATGGAAAGCAAAACGGCACAAGATTTTAATTCGTGGCATGAGGATGTTTTCGTGCTAGGCCATAACTATTAATATGAATAAACAAGAAACACGCGCTTTGCTTGGTCAACTCATAAGCTTGCAAGCCATGATAAGAGAAATGGAACTGAAAGGCTTTTCCTGGGATACCATGAGCGAAATTAAGCAGGAGCTAAATATTATTATTATTGATTTGGAGAAAGCGTTGGATTGACCCGGTTCTAAACCAAACGAGAAACGCGCTTTATTTTATTTAAACAAACTACATACACACACACATGAACACACTATTTGAGCTAATACTATTTTTTCCCTGGGTTCCGGTTTTCGCGGTCATAGCCTGGGACCTTATCCAATACGAGAAAGGCGGGGACCTATGAAGCACGCCAAAAACCTATTCGCGGAAGCGGTCAGTCAATTGATCGAGATGGGCGAGAAACAGCGGAAATTACTCCAGGATAAGGAGAAAGCGGTTGATCATTCCGATCGCGAAGCGATCCCGCAGATCCGCGCTAAGGAGAAACGCGCACATGTGAGGCTCACGGAGCGCGAGAAATTACAATTACATTTCAACTTCAATTAAACCACAAAAGAGAAAGAAAAAACTATGAACGATATAAAAATAGAACCATCTAAACGATTAAATTCGACACTTTCCACATGGGAAGTCCGAGACAATAGAAACAAGCTTGTTGGTACATTCGACGCAAACAAAGACAAGACAAGAGATAAGTACGACAAGCTAATAGCTGTTACACATGTTAAGAACATCAAGAATGACTTGTTTGATGTTAGGGAAAGCATCAAAGGTATATTTCAAAAGCATGAAGATTGGCAAGTGTGTGATCGTGCTATGAAAGCGTTGAGTCAAACTAAAGACGCAATCATTGAATTAGATGAAGTCATAGACCACATAAAACAATCTTAATAAAATAGATCAAAGAACATGGAAACGACAAAAGAGAAACACGCCACACACACGCCAGGACCTTGGCACGCATTCGAGCAGTGCAGTTATTCTGCTACTAAAGGATTATTTGAGATAGACGCAAATCATCCAAGCGGAAACCGTCAAACGATTGCGGTAACTCCTTTCGCAGGAGATGGGCATGAATTATGGGCCAACGCGCGATTGATCGCCGCGGCTCCGGAGCTATTGGAGCAATGCAGGGAGTTCGAGAAATGTCTTACCCACTTAATCAATAGCGGGGATAGTGGAGCAGACCTGGAGCGCGACAAACTCCGCGAGGTCCTCGCCAAAGTAGAGGGGGGTGAGGGATGAGACTTATTGAGGAGAAAGAGAAACCAATGACTGATGACGATAAACTAGATGTAATTCGCGTTATTACCCTTTTAAAAGATTGGTCTTGCATTGACGAGATGATTTCCGATTGGAAACAAGTTGATGATATGGACGGACCTCTTGGTTACGCTTTGTTTGTTCGCGAAGAGGTAAAGGATTTGATTGCGAAACTAGAAGGAGAAACGGATGACTAAGCCAAACGAGTCTGACACAATTGCACGCCTGGCGTTGGGCCTCATCGTCTTTTTGGTGATGAGGTTCGCGCCCAGGGTGATTGAGTGGTGGAATAAGAGAAATCGCCAAGAAGGTACCTAGAAAAGCGTTTTTATTTTCATTCATCCTACCAACGATATAATTTCTAAAAAGCACGATTTGATGCCTTCCTGAGCTTCTATCGTGCTTTTTTGTGTCCATCTGTAGTCTACCAAGTCTTTGATTCTTCTTTTTGGCCTAGAGATGTTGTCCAATTGCCCGTACTCTTCTCAAATCCAAGCATGACCTTGAGATCAGTCTCTCCTCCACGGTTCTTTGCGATGTGGCAATTGATGCGGTCTTTCGTTTCATCCACCTTGTCATCCACGGATAGGAGAAACACGCAATCGGCATCCTGCTCGATACTCCCGGAGTCTCTCAGATCGGAGAGCATGGGCTTTCTGTTATTGATCTCGCATTGTCTTGATAATTGAGAAAGGGCAAGCACGGGAATCTGTAGCTCCATGCTGATCTGTTTGAGGCTACGAGAAATGGCGGTGATCTC